TTTAAGCTGATTGATTTGTGTGGCTGCAAGTTTACCTGTTTCCATTACAGTTCTTAGGTGGTTTTCAACCCTATCTGTAAGATGGTATGCTTGCCATAAAGCTCTACGAGCTTCATCTTCATTGTGTTTCGTATTTAATATGGCATCTTGAAATTCTCTTTTCAGAGTTTCAAATGCCTCTTTAATTAGAGGTTCATCTAAAAGAAGTTTTGCCTTTTCTCCTCTTGATACCTCACTCGCTAGTTTGTTGTGATCCATTATTTACATTTTGAATGATTTGTTGCGTTTGGTCAAGTTGACGATCCACTACTTTTTGTGCTTGCTCTCGTAACTTACCTTGCTGAACTAAATCTTCTTTTGCAAGAACAGCGTCTCTTCTTATCTCAGCTTCGTTAATTTTTGTACCGTATTGTAATTCAAGCTCTTTAATTCTAGTCTCAAACTTCAATATCATTTCTTGGTAACCTTTTTCAAGTTCCTTAATTCTTAATTCACTATCTAGTTGTTTTCTGTAGTTCTCACCCTGTACTTGTAGTTGTGATACTTTTTCAAACTCTGTAGGTTGTGGTGGTTGTGGTGGTGGCATTTGTTGCATACCCACATCTGGATCTGTAAAAAACAATCCAGTGTTTTTCAAACCAGCATTTTCTACAATCTTCGATAGTGTGTTGTAAATATTTCTTAAATTTACCATTGGACCAGCAGGTGTGCCTTGTAGCTCCAACGCTTTAAGTTGTGTTTGTAAAATATTATTTAGTATTGCAAGTTGTTGGTCTCTTGATCCTGTTCCCAAACCTACGTTTATACTTACGTTACATCTGTTACGCCACTCCATAGGTCTGAATGGTACGAACTTGTTTCTAATTTTTATAATTCTTTCTTTGTCTTGGTGTTTTACAACCAGCTCAAATATTTTATGGAATAAATCTTTTACACCAGTTTCTGCAAATATACGTGCAATTAACTCTACTCTCATTTGTGCTTGTGTTAAAATAACATTTACACCTGTTGCTGTTTTGTTTAGTGAGTCAGCATCCATACCTTGAGAGTATCTAGTAATACCTGTGCGTTGTTCTCTTACAGTGTCTAAGTATTCAAGCAATGGAAATGCTTGTTGGTTAATTGTTTGTGTTTGCATTGGCATCATAACCTGACCAGGTGCTCCCTTAGTCCTTACAACACCACCAGGTCTGTTAGTTAATAAATCATCAAGATTAACCTGACCATCCATTACTGCAACTCTGTTGTTGTTTGTTAGATACATATTATCTAACAACTGTCTCATTACTGTAGATTTTATAAGTTGTAGATCCTCAGTCATTTCTGATACTGATCTACCAAAAAATCTGTGCGGAACCATGATAGGTGTTATTGAAACAAACGGAACACTGTCACATAATTCATCATCTAATATTACATAACCACCAACGCCTGCCATTGTAATCTTTCTTAACTTAGCAATGCCATCACCTTCTACGTCTATTTTAGCGTAACACTCAAATACTGTAATCTCATCTGTAGAACCTTCTCCTGCATTACTTTCGTAATCATAATCAAGATTTCTGTAACGTGAAATTTTTTCTTCGTTAAATTTATCAGCAACATCAGTTGGAAGTCTATCAATAATATCTACATCAAAACCAGCTTCTATTAACTGCGTTCTTGTTTGTGTTGTACGGTGTGCAACAAAGTTTGCGTCTTCTATGCTTTTTGCTCTTCTTTCAATTAAAAACTCTTCAGGTGGTATAGCCTCTATTTTTACTTTACCATACTCTTCAACTCTTGTGATTACAACATCATGCAACATCGGTGTTGGTGCATCTTCAATCTGTTGTAGCAACATTGGATCTTGAGTTTGCTCTTTTAGTTTTTCTTTTTGTTCTTCTGCGAATGTATCTTTGTACTCTGAATGTTCTTTTACCTCTACACCTGCTTCATCTATAAGCATGGTGTATTCGTCATCACTTAGTTTTTCGTATGTTTCTTGTTCACGTTTTTCTGATGTATCCCAGTATATTTTTGCAATACCGTTTTTCTGTATTAGTGCATCTTTAAACATTGTGTATAAAGAAACAAAACCATCATTATCTTTATTAAATACATAATTCAAATAGTCAGTGGCTTGTTTTGCAACTTCTTCATCTTCTGCTGAAACTGGATCACATCTAACAACATCATCACTAGCTGCAAATGTTCTTAGTAATGTAGGTAGTATGCTTTCAACAACGTCACTTACGTCTGTAGAAACTACTTGTGATCTACCTTCTTGTTCGTTTCCAAAGGGTTCACCGAAGTAATATTCAAGTGATTTTTGTCTTTGGTTTGTAATATCAGAACCGATATACCCAAGTGATGCGTATATTTCTGATTGCAGTACTGCTGCTATTTCTGGTTCTGTTAAGGGTTTTCCTTTTGCCATTATACTATATACCTTGTATCAATATTTATTTCTGTTGTCCATTGACTTGCAGTACCAGGATCTATCGCACATCCATAACGAAATGCGTCTGCTCCGTGTGAACTCCAGTCATGTAGAGGTTTATTTTTAAATGTTTGCATTTTGTCATCATAATCTTTTCGATATTGACGCAAACATTCAATACCAACCTTGCAACGGTTTCTGTCAAACCAACACTGATCTAGCGTATTTCTTACCGACTCGATACCATGTTGTATTTCTAATTTAGGACAAACATCAAAATTTATCCCTAATTCTTGTGCAACTTCTAATCTGGATTTACCAGTTCCAAGTTCACGTGCCACAATATCGTGTGGTGCGATGTGTCTACCATAATTGTAGGCTTTGTCTTCCAAGATATTCGCATAATGTGCAAGACTTTCGCCTGATGTTTCGTAGTAGTCTATTAAATGTATTTCATTTCCAACACGTTGTGCAAACCAAATAGCAGTTGAATCACCGATCCCTAAATCCCACCATGTTTCTACGTCTATGTTTTGATCGTATTCTACTTCTACTATTCGATTTTCTTTCTCAGCTTTTTGTATCTGCTTACCATAGTAAGATCCTGATACTGCAGCTTGGAAACTACATTCAAATTCTTGTTCGTATTGATCTTCTGGCATCGTAAAACGTGCCTCTTCAAGCTCATCTGCATCAATAACACCTGTTTCTGATGCTCTGTATAATACAGCTTTCCAATCTCCACCTCTTCGTTTGGCAAGGTCATACACATCCCAAAATTGGTTGTGACCCATAGGTGTACCAATAAATATCACATAACCTAGTTTGTCTGAGACAGCAGGTCTAACAACTTCAGTCCATGTTCTAGGAGACATCAAAGCAAATTCATCCATAACAACCCCATCAAATCCTAATCCACGCAGTGCATCTGGGTTGTCTGCTCCAAAGATTTGTATTCTAGAACCATTCCAAAGATCAATCTTTAGTTCTGTTTCGTGTCTACTACCACCTAATGTCATAAGTGGTTGTGTGTATTCTTTGAGATAGTCAAACGCTACGTTTTTACCTTGTCGGTACGTAGGAGCTATGTATGCAAGTCGTTGATTAGTTTTTCCTAATGCTGTTTTGATTAAATGATTTATCGCAAATACAGTTTTGCCAAACCTACGATGACAACAAATTACGTTAAATCTTTTTAGTTTGTTATGTAATTCTTTTTGTAAAGGTCGTGGTTTGTAAGGTATTTCAATCTTCAAACTATTCCTTCCATTTAACTTCTATCTCTAATGGTTCGTCTTTATCGCCCTGTACCTTCTGGTCAACAGAGGCTAGTCGTGGATGTACGAATGGTGCAGCTTTTTCAGCAGCCCACATCTTCTTTTCAGGGGATGTTTTTTTGTCGTTCAAGATGTTCAGCATATACTCTAAAGGTGTTTTACTACCTTTTTTAAGCATTGCATCTAATCTTTGATGCTTAGTTCCTGCGGTGACACCTCTAGGTCTACCTGCTCCTGGTCTTCTTCCACCTTTTTGCATTATGCAAACGATACCATAAATGTTACAAGAAAAATGGCTGCTAATATGGCTATGGTGTAATCTTTAATATCCCATAGTTCATAACTTTGTAACCATTTAATTACTTCGTTTAGTTTCTTCATGCTTTTCTCCTGTTGCCATAAATTTTTTTCATTAAATCACCGATTGATGCGGTTGAATATTTCTTTTGTACGCCTTTTCCAAGTACACCCTTTTGGTCAAAAAACATATTTTTTCTACGAGGTTGTCTTAGTCTAGATTGTCTTTGTAGTTGTCTTACAATTCTTACGAGTTCTTTTTGATTCATATTACCAATTCTTACAAGACCAATATCTTGCGGTTAGTTTTGACGGTGGTGCAGTATCACAACGGTGTCTAGCCCTAAATGACTTACGTCTTTTGGGTTGTGATTTCTTTATGGATAGCTTTGGGTCTCCATAACGTATTAATTTGACCTGTTTGCCTTGTTTTGCAAGTACAGCGAACTTTTTTGACTTTCCAGGTGTTCTTTTGGGCTTGTTATATCCAGAAAATCGTTCACCACGATAATTTATGGACATTAAACCATAAACTTTCGCTTTTTATCTTGCATTTTCTTCGGATTACGAAGTTTTTTAAAGTCAGCAGCAGTAATTTTGTCTCTTGGCTCGGCAATACGAGCTATTTTCATTTGTTTTTTACTTAGTTTTCTTGGCATTTCGTTTTTTCCTCGCAAAAGTTGCAACATTAGTTGGTTTACCGCCTACTCCTTGTGCTTTTGATCGTTTTCTTGACACAGCAGAACGTATTTGTGATTTTGTCATGCTTCTTGCTTTTGATCTTGGCACGCATTTTGGGTATTTTCGTTTTGAACCAGTCGCAGATTTACGCCCACACTTTTGGAACTTACCTTTTTTCTTCGGTGCTCCTATGTCAACCCAATCCCCTTTTGGTCCTTTGCCAAACCATGCAGTCAATCCCCCTGTTGGTTTAGCCATTACGCAGTCCTATAACCGCCACCACGTTTTTTGTATGTGCGAACAAGCCATGCGTTTGCGTAAGCTGAAGGATAGACCTTGAACTTTCGCTTTGCTTCTGCCTTGACACGTGAGTACAAGGCTTTATTCGTTGGGATTGCTTTCTTTTTAGCCATTAGCCCATCATTATTAAAAGACCTTTTTTCTTCTTATTGGTCTTTTTCTTTCCTTTTTTCATAGGTTTCTTTTTTGAACGCTTTTTCATTCCTCTTGCCATATATCCTCCTATATGATTGTCGTTTAAGTACGGTGTCAGTGTAATATTCCTGACTCCAGTTGTTATAATATCCAATTTTCTCTAGATGTGCTGACGCATCCTCTAGTTCTTTGAATGGCTGGATAAGTACCATAAAGAATTCGTTGTCTGGCTCCCAATCACCCTCCATGAACTCTTCTTGTTCATCTTCAGGGTAGGATGCCATTAAATAGGTGTTTAAAGGCACATAAACGTGATTTAAAGCATGGGTATAGTCGTTTAAGGTATCTGGGGTTATCTCCATCTCGGAACACGCCAGAATAATCAATTTTAAGCGATTTTGAAACAAACCCCCTGCTTCTTCACAAACACGTTCCAAAAACTCATCACATTTGTCCACAATGACGATTTTGACTTGGTTTTCAAGTCGTGCCTTTTTTGCATACGGACAGATAGGAAATTTATCCCCATTCTTTTCCACATGATCTATCGCCCAAGATATAATATCTTCTTCAACTGTCCGCATGAGGAAACATATTGAGGTTTCCAGCAACAGTCCGTCTTTCGCCTTCTCCCTCAAATGGGTACACGCAGTGCTGACACCAAGACGGAAACATATACAGTTTGCCAACTTCAGGTTTTACAGTCTTTGAAAAGGGTGGTCTAAGCTCCTCTAAACCCCTTATTCCTGTCTGACCGAAATGGAATTGTAAATATCCATCCGCTACTCCGCTTGAGTTATATAAAGCTGATGCCTTATATTCCTCGCCATCGGCTATTTGTTTGGGTATCTTTGTCCATGTGGTAAAGGATATACCCATTATTGTATCAACCCCATGATCGTGAACTGGGTTATAATCCCTCTCATATGAGTGTACTGACCATAAGCTATGAACTCCTGGTAGTCTTTTTAAGGGTTTGACCCCTATCATTCTTGAGAATTGTTCGAGGTACGATTGTGACATATTTGCAACAGTCTGTACGAATGGTTGTACCAACGGATCTTCTTGATCCATTTTAAGCTGTTCACCATGACTTATCTGACCAACTAGCTTATCAGCGAAGCTCTCACCGCCCTTTTTGTGTCTAGCGTTCATGTATTTGTTCAAATCCACGACCATTCTCGCAGGCAGTTGGGTTTGCAAGAAAAGCACCGCAGGTGCAGCTTGAAATCGTAATGTCAGTTCTGTAGTCATATTATGCCTTTTAGCTATAATTTATTCATAAGGATTTGTAAATAAAACCCCCCTTATTTTGATTATCTGATTGGATGAGTTATGACATAGACATAGACCCCTGCTGTCTGCGTGATGGTGTACCCATCATCAAAACCGCCATCATCTTAGTATTATAATACTGTCGTATAACGTACATTATGTAAAATGATCATAAGATCATTGGTAGTGTTGTAATTATGTCACATTTGAATTGAATTATGTGACTAAAATATCACAGTATTTTGATTTTCTTATTTTTATTTTTGTGAGTGCAAAAGTACAAATATGACCCCATTCTAACCCATCCTGGAAATGCCAAGATAAAATAATTTAATAATATGTGATAATTTACTTTAACTTTATTAATAAATATGATCTAGTTATCTTATTAATTAATAAAGAGGTAAATGACTATGAAAAATAACCCAAAGAACATTCAAATAAATGGAGGTGTTGAAAGACATCATAACGGTAGTTTTACAATGTATGGTTCAATATGTGGTGAAACATTTAAACAGACTTACTATGATTTCTCTTTGGCGGAAGCTCGTAGACTTTTTAAAAAAGCAATAAACAAAGAAAGTGAAAAATATTTTGTTCATCAATAAGTCTTTAACTTATACCGTCAACTTGTTTGGCGGTATGAGATATAGACATGAAGTTTATATCTAATTAACGGAGGTAAATAACTATGAATACGATTAATAAAGAAAAGACTTGTGCAGATAAAGTACAAGATAAATATGATGAGTTAGTTCAGGAATTTATTGAAGCTCAGAGATACTACGATATTGAAGAAACTTCTAGATATAGTCCTGAAAATACTGATTTATCTTATTATGATGATTTCTTTGACTATATAAATCAAAGGGGCTTATCGTTTGACTATGTAGAGCCTTATACATTCAACGATCAAAGTGAAGGCTATTGGCGTTTTCAGTTGTCGTGGGGCGGTCCATCAGATGAATTTAGAATATATACTAAAGGCGAGTATTCAAAAGAAATAGACTATATTGAGTATTGGTATATGGACTGGTTTGATGGTGCTTCAGTTGACGCTGATGATGATATAATTAGAGATATATGCGATATGTTTTTAGGGGTATCAGAATATGAATAAAAATTTAGATTACATTTTATTTAGTGTATTTGCAGCAATCTATTTTTCAGGGTTGCTGCATTACTTGGCGGATTTAATAACAGTATATTTCATATAGGGGGGTAAATATGAATAAATTTGTAATAAAGGGCAGTTATACTTATAACGTGCAAAAAACAATAATGGCTAGTTCAAAGAAAGAAGCTCAGACAATGTTTGAAGCTGGAAATCTAGAACCAATGTGTGAATGGGAAGCACAGGAACAAGATACATATCGAGAAGAACTAGACATCATTAAAGAGGGGTAAAAATGAAAGTAACTAAAGAAATGATTGAAGCCTTTATTGGTTCAGATCAAGAGCTTTTAAAATATCTTGAAGAAATTGCAAATGGTGAATATAAAGCCGAACAATTTAAAGAAGATGTTTTAGACTATAATATAGAAACAAGGGGGTGAATATGAATAAATTATTCAACTTTGTCTCTATGTGCTGCCTTCTATTCCTGGTATATGCTCAGTTTACTTACCTAAAACTTGATTATTGTAGCTTGGAGTTTGTCAACGTAAAGCAGATGATTTTTGACATTCACCAGGATTTAGGCTTATGACAGTAGACATAGGGCAAGACCTAAAATTTGTTTATAATTTAGATGATACTTATGAGAACAATTTTGATCGGTGGTTACGGTGGTCCAATCGAGAAAGAAACCTTTATAAGCAAGAATTATTAGACAAAGCAAAAGCAAGAGAAATATTTAAACAACAATTTGGAGGTGTTTAATGGATGAATTATCTAGGGCTATATTAGCTGTTATTAGTGATTATGAAAATAATCCACAATCCAGACAGCCTGAAAAGGTTATTTATAAAATAAAGGAAATAATTATGAAAAATCAAATTGATCTTAAACTAATTAGGGAGTCTGGATTATGAAACTCGAAAATAAAATATTTAAAAATATCAAAGAAGTAAGTAAAGAAATTGGTGAACCGCCACACGTTTTACGATATTGGGAAAAAACATTTAAAGAAATTAACATTGTAAAAGCTCCCAATGGGCGAAGACTATACAGACAGACTGACATAAATTTAATTAAAGAAATAAAGTCTTTATTCAGGGATGAGGGGTTTACAACTCGTGGAGTTAAACAAATTTTACAAAAACAACAAAATGAGCTGCAAAAGCTGCAAGAAAATAATCAAATATAATCGTAAAGGTCATCTTAATTGGTTTTATGATTATGATAAGAACGGTTATGAGGTTATTTATTGTTCTCAAAGTTGTCGAATGACTGAATTAAATAATCCCTAAACCATTTATTTTGCTTAAATACACCGACTAAGTAATTTGTTATCGTATTAACAACTAATTCTTCCTTTTCTTCGGTGTCTAATGGTTGACCGCTTGCGTTTAATGTTCCTAACCAAACAACTCCATGTAAAATTTCATGCAGCAAGGTATTAAATTCAGTTACTTGGTCCGTTTTATCCTGGATGGTTATTAAATTTCTTCTTTTTTCAAATAAACCGTATTCCTCGCACATATCAGCACTTTTAAAGTCTGGTTTTGCAAGTTTAATATCCCAATCTATACAGTTGACTGATATTTTTTTACCATCAATAGAAATTTTAGTGGATCGTTTCGTTGCCATAATCAAATATTGGGATTTCTTCTAACATTTCACTCGTTACAATTTGTAAATATTTTTGAGCTAAAATCACACTTGCCATTGCTCCAGCAAGTTTAAATCCAAGATCCCCATATTCCTGTAGTTCTTCAGATTGAAATAAAATATCTTTAAGTTGTGCGTGGTCGGCTATGTCTAGGAAGTTATCGGAGCTAATATCATCATCAGTTTTAAGGGGTATTTTGTATTTTTTCACGTCTCCCATTATGTAACAATTAAATGAAAACCTGACTATATGCAATACTGCTAGTCTAATTTTATGAAATTTAATGGGTGGTTTTTCAATAAATCCCTGAAACACTTACCATGATAGAAACTTTTTGGGCGAAATGGGTCAATAAAAAGGTCATTATTGCGATACACACTTTTGCCACAATATCGGCAAGTTCCTGCCTTGTTGTCTACAACTAATTTTACTGTCATGTGTTGAAATTTCTTAGTTTTATGTATATAAGAGGTTAATCCTATCATTTAGGGTTATTTACCTCATACTCCCTAGCTTCGGCTAGGGGGTTCTGAATGACCATTCAATTTCCATAGCAAAGCTGCGTAAATCTTAGGTTCTAGCTTGTATTTTTTCCAAAATGATCTTTCACCTTGTAGGTGCAATTTTCTATGATGGTCACCGCAAATCGGAACAACCCAGTTATCGTTAGTTTTTCTGCTCATTCCGCCTGGTTCTGCGTGTGTTAAATGGTGTGCGTGTATGTCATAAATCATCTTACAGACAGAGCAAGGCAAGGTTCTTATATATTTAAGGTGTTTTGGCGATCTTATTGGTTTAGTTTTTGCAAGTGGTAATAATGAGTAATCTATTTTTTTTCTTTTAGGCACGAATAGTATGCCTGGTTTTAGCAAGTCCAAGTGGTGAAGCTGCAAAATGTAATGCTTCTTTAAGAAATCTTGATGCTTTTCGAGGTGATATACCCCTAATTGTGCTAAATTGTTTCAATGTGTAACCCTCACCAATAATTTTCTGTAAAACATTTGTATAATTATCACCGACAACTCTATGAACATAGTTTAAAGTTTGTATGGCATCTAGTCTTGGATCGCCTTTTGGAATGGTATTTCCGTCAATTTTGATACCATATTTAATCATAGCTAAATTGTCCCCACTTGCAGAGAGTGTGGATTGTTCGAACAATTTGAGGTATTTGTCGGCAACTTCAACTTGGTGCATACTTAAAATTTTCTTTGCTCCAAGATAACTAAGTTCGCTTTGTCGTATGTCATAAGCACGGACAGCTCCCCTATCGCCTCCACGATATTCAATGGTTCGTTTATCTAAATTATTTATCTTGTCCAAGTTCTTTCATATAGTTTTTGTACCACACTGCAAACCTGTCTCTAGAAAGCTGTTTCTTCATTGTAGATATGTGCTTAGTAGTCCAATGCCTTCTACCCAATGTGTATATTAAAGACTTTTTTTTATTCACATTTGCAATTATTTTGTGGATTTTTAACAGTTTTTTTTGTGTTGACACGATTTTTTAAATAACATTATATTATAATTATTTGTATATCAGATGGTTGTTGTGATTACAATAACTTGATTGTAAGATATTATAATATTATAAATAATATAATATAATGAGGTAAAATGGTAAAACTTTCAGAAGCAGGTCATTGGTACACAAAAGACGGTGAACCTAAATATACTTTAATCGGAAAAAATAAAAAACAACGTAATACGACATTAAGAGATGCTCGTAAGCTAAATTTATTTCCAAGTGTTACTACAATATTAGATGTTGCTGCCAAACCAGGATTAGTAAATTGGCAAGTCAATCAAGGCATACAAGCAGCATTAACTTTACCTAGAGAAGAAAACGAAACAGATGAACAATTTTTGTATCGTGTAAGACAAGACAGCAAAGAACAAGCAGAGAAAGCAGCTAATGAAGGAACAATCATTCATGCAGATATAAATAAAGGTTTTGCTGGAACTAAAGATAGTGTAGTTTTTACTGTATTGAAAAAATTAATTGATAATACATTTCCAAACGAACAGTGGGTTTCAGAAAGCTCTTATGCAAGTGATGAGGGTTTTGCAGGACAAATAGACTTACATAACAAAAAGAAAACAATAGTCATAGATTTTAAAACCAAAGACAACATTGAAGGCAAAGATCCAAGTAAGTTAGTCTTTGATAATCATGGTATGCAATTATCAGCTTATAGTGCATTACTTGGCATAGATAAGCCAATACGAGTTTCTGTCTTTATTGATAGGAAAAACCCTTCTGTGATACTCCCTTATGTGTGGGATAGGAGTTCTCATGGAAGAGACTTAAAAATGTTTTTGTCATTATTAACATTTTGGAAGTTAAGTAAAAACTATGATCCCACAAACAGTAAAGGAGATGCTAATGCGTTATGAAAACGTAAAATTAAAACAATTAAAAGACATCACAAAACCTGGTGCTAAATCCCCTAATTGGTGGTTTTTAATCAATGATGCAGAAGATAATGACATTAAAGGTTACTCAAATGATGATTTGTCAGAACTTAAAAAACATTTTACAAATAATCCAGAACATACTTTTGTTAATGTTTCTGGTGACGACTATCCGCCAGACAGGATGCAAAGGGCGGTATTTAGGTTGATTACAAAAGACAACTTATCACATGAAGATAAAGAAAAACCAAAAACTAATGGTCAAACAAATTATGTTACCAATACAACCTTTAACCAAGACAGTCAAAATGATGTATCTAACCCAGATTTAGTGCAGATTTATGAAGGGTGTTGGGATGATGTAAATGGTAGTTCTAAACTTCAAAAACTGTCAGAAAACAATAAAAAAGATATAGCAACCACCTTTTTTATATTTAAAACAAGAAGAATGTAATTTAGGAGTACACATGAGCAAGGATATGAAAACAAACTTAAATTATCTTGAACTAATGTCTAGGATTGATCGTATTAAATCTTCACTTAATTTTTTGATGGAAGATGCAAAAAGATTAGGACAAAATTTTGATAGATTGCAACAAACAATAGATGAATCAATTAAACCAGAAAAAAAGTAAATAATGTTAAATTTAAAAAAAGGAGGTAGTAATGAATAAACCTAATGCTAAGTACCCATTCATGCTTAAAAGTAAGACCTACGAAAAACAAGTTGTAGAGTGGCTAGAAATATTACAAGGAGCTGAAAAACTTGATAATCTTACTAAACGTCTTGAAAATTTTAATAGAGACATAACAGAAATATATAAAGATAAGCACCTATGAGTCATAAAGACTTCCACCTCAAGTACCCTCAATGGCTTAATGGCGAGTGGTCAATAGGGTTGGGGTCTTATCTTTTTAACAATACAAATACAGTTCACGTTTACTGCGATTATCGTAAGAAAAACGGAACTAAGCTATGGGATTCTTACTTAGTTTGTACGAAGAAATTTGCAAGTAAGTTTCCCCTTACTCCCCTGAAAAGCAATCCAAAGGTCAAATTATATCGTATTCCATATCAGGAACTGCTCACGTTCCATAATAGTATCAACGATAGTGCAAAGCCTTTGGTTGCTTTGGAAGAACCCAAAGAAACTAAAAGACTTACAAACAAACGTGAAGGTCAATACATTGAGATTATGTACGAACAAAAGCATAAATTTAACCCCTTTGCAATGGCAAGAGAATTTGCTAAACAACCTAATGCACAGATATATGTTCTTGATGGCAAGGGCAGGTATGAGTGTGCAGGAGCAATAATAGAACCTTATGAGGACAGTAATTGATTTATTTTCTGGTATAGGAGGGTTCGCATTAGGGCTTGAAGCTACTGGATATTTTAAAACTGTGCAATTTGTTGAGAATGAAACATGGTGTCAAAAAATACTAAACAAAAACTTTCCAGAAGTTCCAATACACGATGATGTCAAAACATTCAAAGGGTATGGTGCAGATCTTGTTGTTGGAGGATTCCCTTGTCAGCCCTTCTCGGTTGCAGGCAAAGGAAAAGCCATACAAGACGACAGACATCTGTGGCCCGATATGTTTAGAGTTATTAAAGAAACAAAACCTACCTGGGTTATTGCAGAAAATGTCAGAAACATTGTTAGCATCTCAGACGGCATGGTACTCGAACAAGTGTACCTTGACTTGGAAAGCGAAGGTTACGAAGTCCAATCGTTTATTATACCAGCTTCAGCAGTCAACGCTCCCCACCAACGATACCGAACATGGATTGTGGCCCACACCGACAGTCGGTTGCGTAGAGGGGGGAGAACAATCGGATCGAGTGGAGAGAACGGACAAAGGGGGTTACATACTACGCAAGAAGAACAAACCTCACATGACTTACGGAGCAAAACTATCAGACGCAATACTGTTCGAGGAGAAACGGAAAATGTGGCCTACACCGACAGCAAGAGATTACAAAGACAGTGGCAAGAAGATAACGGATTCAAACCGAATGTCTTTATTGGGAGTAAGAGTAGCAAATCACGACAAAAGCAAATGGGTAGAGAATGGTGGAAGTCTGAACCCAATGTGGGTCGAGTGGCTAATGGGATACCCAATAGGGTGGACAGACTTAGAGGACTAGGTAATGCAATCGTACCACAGATTGCATATCAAATAGGTAAAGCAATAATGGAGGCAGAAAATGATAACAGATAACCAAGTACAAGAAGCTCTTGATTGGATGATTAAAAATGAGGATGCTTTAGCGGAAGCCAAAGCTGCCTACCACGATCTCGATAGATTTAGTAAAACAATAAAAGCAGAACTGATGTCTAAAATCAGTAGCAATATGTCTGTTGCTGCAAGAGAGACAGAGGCACTTGCCAATGAAGAATACAAAACTCATTTGGATAATCTACGTATCGCAGAAGAACAATATCTCAAGTATGAGTATAAAATGGATCACAACAAACTTATCTGTCAGTTGTGGCAAACTATATCAGCAAATAAAAGACAGTCTGTTTAGTGAAATCAGATGTGCCAGACTTTTTCAGCCACACCGAGAGTCTAACTGCTGAAAGTCTCTTATGGGTGTCTGTTATTGTACAAGCCATACATGATGCA